CTACTCAGACAAGCATTTCCAAAAGCCACTCCGCAACAACTCAAACAAGCAATCCTGGGATCCTGCGATCCCGCGTACATGCCCATCGTCTCGAGAATCACTTCGCTGCCTACCGGTTTCTTCTACCGCCTGCAGGCCGCTTTGAAACGGTTCTTCTCGAGAAAGAAGTTTGACGAGAAACATTCCGTTGGCTACGGACGCGTGAACGCGTACCGAGCCTATCTCAAGCTTAAGGAATTGATGAATGTTGAGAAAACGTAGATTTTGGCCAGCAAGCCTCCAACCGCGCCACGGCGGAGTGGATGCTATACGCAAATACGCCACGGCCCTGTTTGTGGGGTCAGCAGTAGCCGCGATTCTCTTGCTCTCGCTGCTTCGAGAGCCCCTGACCCATGTTGTCGAGATCCTTCTGCAGTCAAAACCTGTCCCGGTCAGCGCTGCAGTTCTACTCCTGCTGCTGATGATCTGCATTTTCAACATCTCCGTCTCCTTGTTCACCTTTGGCGCCTTGTTCTTGTTGAAAGATGCCTTGCGAGAAGTTGGAGAAAGACTGCCGAGAAGAACGCGCGGAGGTGAGAGCTGATGCTTCCACTATTGATCGTCATCCTAGCGATGGTTGTGCTAGCCATCCTGGGAGGCATGATGTTCTCACTCGTGATAGGCATCGCCATCCACATCGCTGTAAGGATCCTGCTCCTGCTGGTGGTACTAGCAGCTTGCCTGTGGGTTGGCGGATGGGTTCTGAGCCTCCTTGCCTGGTAAAGGAAACCAAGTGATCCCTATTCGCCTCACGAAAAGCATCATCATACTACTGCACATCGTTGCAAGACGAAAGGGAAAGTCAAGAAGTGCAATCATACGTGAAGCAATTCATGAATATCTTGCGAAAAATACCTAGGGGGGGCTGTATTACACCCTTGCAGGATTTCCTACGTAAATTGAAACGGATTAGCCCCTTGATCTTCAAGCTTTGCACCCTAGATACTAAGCAGGCCAGAGAATCTGCGGCTGAGATGTTGATCGAAGCGATAGGAATCCAGTACCAGGTTTTAGCAAACAAGAGATGTTCGACGGCACAGAAACAGAAAGCGTCGAGAATCATGGGCTACCTGATTCAGGTTCTCAACCCCACCCTGGACGGATTGACAACCGACTTGATCCTGGACAAGTGGAAGAAGGTGGAGCAACTTGCCGAAGCCGAGTATGGAAAGCCTAGAGAAGGAAGCGGAGAGGTGGATAGGCCGACTCCAACCTCCTGACGCGAGACTCCAAGCAGACCTAGAGAAGGCAAAGAATGATCCTGTATTCTTCGCCATACATTTCCTCTTATTCAAACCGTACGGATATCAAACCAGCATTCTAACCGACATCTCGAAACGCATCGCGGTTCGAATGAGCCGGCAAGCAGGAAAGACAACAACTATCGCCGTCCGCGCCATCTGGTTCGCTGCCACGCATCCACGAACCTTGTCGTTGATTGTGGCTCCCTCGCTCCGGCAAAGCATGATCATGATGGACCGCATCCAAACCTTCCTCTATAGCATGACCCCAGACCAGCGAAAAACAATCATCGCCAAAATTCAGCGAACCGTAATCTGGTTTCGCAACGGTAGCCAGATGGTGGCCCTTCCTTGCAGTCCAAACTTGCTGAGAGGATACACTGCTCACCAAGTCCTGATTGACGAGGCAGCATTCTTCCGCGACGACGAGATCATCTTCTACAACGTTCTGTATCCAATGATGGCGACAACAAATGGCACCCTGATAGCCTCGAGTACGCCGTGGGGAAAAGACACCGTCTTCTACAAGATCAACATGAATCCCGAGATCTCGCAAGGCTGGAGCAAACACTACGTCCCCTGGCAGGCCTGCGTCAAACCAAACGGCCCCATAGATCCCGCCTTCATTGAAGAAGTCCGGAAAGTCACACCAATCGAACGATTCAGACGAGAATACGACGCGGAATTCGTGGAGGACGAGGACAGCTACTACCCGCAAGATCTCATCACAAGATGCATAGACCCAGACTTGGCGTTGATCTATGAGAGCGATATTCTCGCGTCTAAAGCGATCTCTTAGCAGATTCCTCTCACGGGTCAGGTTCGCAATAGCTGGCGAGGTTTCCCAATACTTCGTTGGCTGTGACTTGGGAAAAAAGGTTGACTACTCCGCCATTGCCTTAGTCGCCAAACGAGCGAAGATTGCGAAACTCACTTTCATCAAACGATTCCCTCTCGAGACACCCTACGCCAGCGTCATAGGCTTCATCAAAATCCTCTCAGTCCGATTCAACCCTGAACAGATCCTGGTAGACCAAACCGGCGTCGGTGAATACGTCGTCGAAGACATGAAATCCGCAGGGCTTCCAAACGTCGAAGGCCTCATGCTCACAATGCAAACAAAGGAAGAGATTCTTGGCTATCTGAAGCAGCAGATGCAGAACTGCGTCGAGCAATGCGGAAACCAGAAATGCAATCATCCACGCCTCTTCCAGCTCCCCTATGACAACGAAGTCATCGCCGAGATCAATCTTGAGAAGTTCGAACTTACGAAGGACGGCCACATCAAGTTCTCGCATCCGGAAGGAACACACGACGATCGATTGTGGGCGATTGCTCTTGCAGTGTACGCTTCCCGAGAAAGCGAGGCACCAGCTTTCATTCCGATAAGGAAGCGGTAGAATGGCGATCTTTCTCACAGAGTACCGGGACCGATACGGTCGTCGCTGGTGTGGCCCCAACATTCCGGCACCTAACAGAGCTGAAGCAGAACGAACCTTGGACGCGCTACGAGACTCAGTTACCATTGTTGGCGTTCTTGTCGAGACGATCGACTATGAAACGGGAAGGAAAACGATCTATCCGCAGCCGGAAGAAAGACGAGTTCGCTGAATGCTGCATGTGTCGTCGCCTAGTCCCTTCTGGCGAGATTCAGCATCTCAAAGTTCAGATCCCCACCGGGCAATATGTTCGCGCTCCTGTCTGCAAGTTCTGCATCGTCGACCCAAACAAGACTCGCTTCTACATCGCGCAGCAGCTGAGGAAGAAGAAGTGACCAGATGCGAACGCTGCAAAGAGACGCGAGAACTCTACGAGATCACTCTGATCCTGTGTCATGACTGTCGAATCGAACTGGAGAAGTGGTTGAAACGGAAAAACAGGAAAGAATGATATTCAGAATAGCTTCGCGCTTCTTCCCGTACACCGGAGGCAAACATTTCCTAGTCAAGAAACTGCTGTCTTTGATCCCTCCGCACCGCGTGTATGTGGAGGTGTTCGGAGGCGCAGCGGCTCTACTCTTCGCCAAGCAACCCAGCCAGGAAGAGGTGTACAACGACATCGACTCAAACCTTGTCAACGTGTTCATGGTTGTGAGAGATCGAGAGCATGAATTCCTGAAGCGGCTTGAGTGGCTTCCGTACAGCAGAGAACTATACGCGCGATTCACGAAAGATCTGGACGAAGGCAAAATAGTGGATCCTCTTGAGCGGGCCGTAGCATTCTTCTACTGCATGCGGTCCTGCTTCGCTGGGCGGTTTGGGTCCGGATGGGCCTTCACCAGAAAGGGTCGTAGTCGAGCCAGTCGCTGGGCCAACCTTCCAGAATCTCTAGCTTCGATCGCGGAGAGAATACGGAAGCTCGATATCGACCACTTAGATTTCAGGCGATGCATAAAGAACCGAGATGCTCCTGATGTGTTCTTTTTCCTCGACCCGCCCTACCTCGACGTTAAGCAAGCCAACAGACTTGCAATGACTGAACAGGACCATGTGGATCTGGCCGACCTCTTGCTGTCAGTTCAGGGGAAATGGCTTCTCACATACGGCAACCATCCCCTGATCCGCAAGCTCTACGGCAACCGAGGCTTTCTGGTTCAGAGACTCCGTTCCAGTATGGCCTCGCGAAAATGGGGACAAGGATTGCGCACAGGAGAAGGCGCACTGGTCAACCTTGTGATTCGCAACTACAAGCTGCGTGGAAACTAGCTCGTAGATAAGCAGGTAGGTAGAGAAGTAGGTAACGAGCTTTGAGCAGGAAAGAAGGTGGATTCTTCAGCAGCATCACGCGCAAGATTAAGATTCCCGCTTTTGATCGATTTCAGAAACTGCCTGGCAAACTAGCTGAAGCCGTAAAGGATGCCACATCTGAGAAAGGGCTTTTCATTCCCGCTGTCAAGACGAGGCTTGGAGAACAACCGTCAGTCAGCCTCGCCACACTTGTAGATTACTACGCGAAAGATCCCGCTGTCATGGCTTCAGTCGACTACATGAGTGAACAGATCGCAGGCGCAGGTTTCTACACGGTCTGCAACGCAGGCTTCGAAGACAGCAAGAAGATCGTTGACGAGTTCTGCGCCACGGTGAACATGGACGCTTTGCTGATGCAAATCTCGAAGGAGGTCGTGTTCAGTGGCAACAGTTTCTCGGAAAGGGTCTTCGACAAGCAGAAGAAAATTGTCAGACTCAAAATCCTTCCTCTCTCCTCAATCAAATCCATTCAACGAGACAAGTACGGACGGCTACAGAGCTACCTGCAGCAAATCGGGACTGAGACCGTTGAGTTCACCCCCGACCAGATCATTCACTTCTGCCTGAATCCCCTGGACGGTTCGGCTTGGGGAACAGGGATCCTGCACAGCCTCGCCTCAACGAAGCAAATAGATGAGCGAACGGTTCGACCAGCATTCCTCGACATCAAAGCTCGACTCGAAGACGACATTCAAAAGATTGTTCACCGCTACGCGGCGCCTAAGCGACTGTGGAATTTTGAAGGCGTAGGCGACCAGAAACTCCAAGAGGAATACGCCCCCACAATCCAAGACGCGCCTGCAGACGCGGATTTTGTAACCAACAAGCCGGTCACGGTCAACTCGCTAGACATCAATCCTTCTGCTCGCTTCGACGGTTTCATCGACCACATCAACTCACAAGTGGTGCAAGGCCTTCAGACTCCAATGACGAGACTTCTAACGACGCCAGGGTTCACGGAGGCCAGCAGCACCGTAGCAGACCAGGCCTCCCAACGCAAGATCATGTACTTGCAACGGTTCATCGCTCGCATCGTTGAGAAAGAAGTGTTCGAGGTCCTTCTCCGACAGAATGAGATGGATCCTGTTGAGGCGGGGGTTCGAATCCGCTGGGGCATACCTGACAGGCCTGAAGTTAAGATGGAACATATCGTCCAACTGGCGCAGATCAGTGCCGCATCCGGCATCGAATACCTCACTCGAGACGAGGTGCGGAACATGCTGGCGAAGTACGCGGGCTTCGAACTCCAAGAGCAACCGGAAGAGAAGACTCTTGCCACCGAGTCTCTGAAAGAGATGAGGTTCTTCCGCGACAAAGGCGGAAGGATCCACGTGATCCCTGAAACAGACGAGGATCGACAAGAATACGCGGCGAAGCTGGCGGAAGGATGGGATGAGAACGAGAACAACATTCGCCGCCGAGTCCGAGAACCTGACACATTTCAGCCCTACAGTTTTCGAACGATCTGGTTGAGTGAGCCTGAGGGGATTCGGGCTGTTGTTGGCAGACTGAAAGGCGAAGACAAACTCACGATTCAATCAATCATCTTCTCAAAGAAGAAAGACTGGACCCTGGACAGGGCCCGGCAATGGATCAAGGATCATTCGGATCTGCAGGTGGGTGAAAGTGAACCCGCTGAGAAGACTTAGGTTCCGCATCGCGAGTCTCGCGGAATCTTTCCGTTGGACTCCTCCGATCGAATTCTACAAGGCGGTTGAAGGCGGCCAAGGCAAGTTCTACAAGGTCCACGCCATCCACGTCACCACAACAGGCAACCGGAACAAGTACACGGAGGAAGAACTCAGGCTAGCCGCCAGATCCCTAGCCGAGAGACCTCTCAACATCAACCATGAGAAAGAGCTACCGTTTCCCGCGAACAAAACAGTGGATGCAGAATTCGAGGGCAGCAATGTTGAAGCAGTGATCCGAGTCGAAGACGAGGAAACGAACAGGCTCTACGAAGCAGGCAAGATCAAGAACGTGAGCATCGACGCCAAGTTCCGAAGCGCCGACAGCGGTCAAGTCCTTGTTCCAAGAGGAATCGTCTTCACAGGACTGGCACTGCTGACAGAAGGCGTCGCTCCAGGAGACCCGCTCACAACGATCAGACTATGGGAACGCAAGCTCTCCGAATCACTGAGCGAACAGCAGAGAGACCAATACTACCGGGCTGTTGTCGCAGAGCTGAGAAGACGAGGCGTGAAGGCTTAACGCCGTTTTACCACACGTGTGGTAACATCATCACGGTTACCGAGACCGCGCAAGCGGATCGATGAGTAACAGAAAATTCTCGAAAGGAGTTGTTTTGATTGAGTGAACAGACTCCTTCCTCAACTGTAACGCCAGCGGAGACTCCGACCGGCTTAGAGCAGATCCCTACTCCAGATCTTCTTCGCATGAAGGAGGAGCTCGAGAGAGAATGGGACACGGCCTACGTCAACTCGCTGCCTGACAGTGCTTTTGCGTGGATAGATCCTACGTACGGCAAGACGAGTGACAACAAGAATCTTCGAAAGTTGGAGCACCATGACCGCGAGGGCAATGTTGACCGAAGACATCTGACTGCTGCCATGGCTGCGCTTCTCGGCGCCCGTGGAGGCGTCGACATTCCAGCCAGCGATCGCAGAGAGGTCTACAACCATCTCGCCAAGCATTACCAGGATCTGCAGATGGAGCCGCCGGAGTTTCGCGAAGCTGTTGAGGAATTGAAGAAGGAGGTTAAGGAAGAATTGTCGAAGGAAGAAGCAGGAAAAGGGATCGTAGCAGGAGCCTCGCTCCAGGAAGCGATATCTCCCTGGCAGGCGCAGGTCGCCAACAAACTCAAAGAAGCTTTGACGACAACGGACGCGGCGAAAGCCATACCGATCATCTGGGGTCCACAGGTTGAGCTCGGAGCTCAGCCCAAGCGAGTCATGAGAACGCTCGGTATCGTTGACACCACTCTGCGCGGATCTGCAGGAAACAAGTTCTATTTTCCCAAGGTTCCAACGGTCCTTGAGGCGATAGATGCAACTGAAGCGACGAAACCAGACGATCTCGCCGTCACTGTGGACCGTCTCGAAATAACAGTCAAGGAGATCATCGCGCCTCTCTCGGTGACTCGACAGGTGATCGAACAAGTCACATTCAATGTCATCGATGTATTGACCGATCTTCTGTCTCAGGCAGTGGCAAACAAGGAAGACAAGGACATACTCGCAGCACTCAATGCTGCGTCTGGAATCGCAGGAACCGTCTACGGTGGTGGAAAAGCCGCCGAGAACGAAGTTGCAGCAGGCGATGTGTTTGACACAGACATCTTGGCTGACGGTATAACGGCGGTGCGGAACAACAACCGCGATGCGCGATTCTTGGTAGTTCACCCGGGCCAGGAAAACGCATTGCTGAAGAGCGACAGGTTTGTCAACGCCTCGCAGTACGGTGGCCGCGAAGTGATAATGAACGGTGAGATAGGCACATACCTAGGAATCAAGGTGCTGAAGACCACGCAGGTTCCAACCGGCACAGGTGCAGGAGGAATCACAACCTACCACGCTTTCCTACTTGGTGAGAGAGCGTGGGTCGAGGAAGTCAAACGGGATCCTGATGTGGAATCGAAGTACGAGGCAGGCGAGAGAAAGACCTACATGTACGGCACCATGGAGTACGGCCTCGGCGTCTTGAACGCGAAAGGCATCGCGAAGATCATCACCGCCTAAGCTCCCCAGATCCCTTTTTCCATAAGATTCCTGTTTTGTAAAGCCCCCATTTTTGAGGATCGTCCGTTTCCGAATCGAATCAAATCGAAAAATAGAGGTGATAATGCGAAATGGTGAATTGGCACAACAGCGCTGAGGCCATGAAGGCAATCTATGATAGGCTTCGAGGAAGCGGCATCATAGAGTTCTTAGCATCAGCAACCCGAGGCAGCGGCGATACGAACAGCGCCTCCAAGGATCTCGGCACATGCGCAGAAGCCGTAGCATTCGCGAGAGTAACCGCCAAGGCAGGGACCAACCCGACCTTGGACATCAAGTTCCAAGGTAGCCATGACGGAACCAACTTCGCGGATCTTGGCGACACTTTCACGCAGATAACGAACACCGGTACTTATCTGAAGAAGCTCGCTGCGAACTTCGGCAAGTATGTTCGCGCTGTCTGTACGATTGGCGGAACTGAGACGCCAACATTCACGTTCAGTCTGAACGTGGTTGCGAAGAGCTAGACCTTTGATGGCTCTGCCGCATGGTTTTGAAAGTCCCATAGGCTTCTTAGTCCTAAAACCTGACGAACCGTTTCCGTTCGTGGAGGTATCTGGGAAGAAATACCTCGTTATGATGGATCGCGGAGGAACGCTGCTTCGTGAACGTTTCGTCGCCGACCCTGACAACAACAAGACCTACCTGCACATCAAGCTAGCAGATGAGTTGCTGCTCCAATCCGTTAAGCTAGGACTCTTCTCTTCTCATCTCGCTTGCCAGAAGATATGCAGGCAGCCACTGAGGCGGATCCACCTGTTCTGCATCTCTCAATGTCCACTCAAAGACATGCTGAGGACTGGCAAGCGTGAGCTGCTGATTCCTGTCGATCCTCACCTGATGCTCATCAGAAGAACAGCGAAGTGGACCTGGCGAAGAAAGATCTTGAAGCGACTCATGTCGCTCTGCGAGTATTTTGGCAGAAGGTGAAATCGTCATGCCATACGCGACCGTTGAAGCCGTTAGGACTGTTTCCAGCCTGACAGCGACGGAAATCAGCGACGCAATCGTAAGCGATATGATTGGTTGGGCTGATAGGGAGATCGAGCAGATCACTGAGAAGATCTGGACCGGGCAACAGACCAAAGAGCTCTTGGGCATCCAGAAATCTTCCAGCAACAAAACGTTTCGCACCACGTACAAGCCCATCGTTGATGACAAGGGAGACATGACTGATGACGAATCGAAAGTGACAGTCTACGTAGATACGGTGCAGCAGGAATCAAGCAAGTTCGAACTTCGAGGCGCTGAAGGCAAGGTCATCTTCACAACAGCACCAAGCATCGGCGCCGAGATCGAGATGACATATCGCTACAGCATGAAGTACATTCAGGAAGCCGCAACCCTTCTCGCAGCAGCGAACTGCTATCATCGGTTTGGCAAGAGTGAAGACAACGAGAAAAGCCTGAGAGCTGAAGCGATGGCTAGGCTTCGCTACGTGACGGGCAGCGCTTTCGCCACGACCAGGTGATGCGATGAAAGCGAAGGCGAAAACTAGGAAGGCGACGGTTCGAGCCCGGGTCTATCGCGCATCGACAGGCCAATGGGAGGATCTAGGCGTCATATCGAGAAGCCACCCGGATCTACTCGAGAGAATCAGAAAACTTCTGCGGAGGTGAGAACGAGATGGCTACAGTATTGACTCAAGATGGTGAAGAATGGATAGTGGACAAGCTCGACGAGACAGTGCAGACAACTGGCGACTATGTAGGTTGGGGAACCGGAGCCGGAACCGCAGCGAAAGCAGATCATACGCTTTTCACTGAGGCATCTGAAGCGAGAGTTTCAGCAACACGCACGCAGCCAGCCGCAGACAAGCTCCGTTGGGTCGCAACACTCACCTGTGCTGGTGCAGGTAAGACAATCACGAACGCGGGCAACTTCACCGCGGCATCTTCTGGAACCCTGATCGTGCACGGAGACTTCACAGGAATCACGCTGAACGTAGGCGACAAGATTGAGTTCACAATAGACCTGGAGATAACTTAGTTGGGCTGGCTTTCAGGATGGGGACGTCGGAAAAGCCACGTGATCACGGGTAGCACTGTGGGAGCGCAGACAAACTACCAAGTCAGGATTATTGTGCACAAAACGACTGGATCAGACAGTGGAGAGGACGTCTATGTAGGCACGAATGTACGTGATGATTTCGGAGATGTCCGTTTCACTAAGAGCGATGGAACAACTCTACTCGACTACTTCATGGAGTACCTAAGCAGCGGCGTGAAAGCTATCTTCTGGGTTGAAGTGGACTCTATTCCTGCCAGTCCAGACACAGCGACAGTCTACGTCTACTACGGCAAGTCTGACGCGACAACAACTAGCAACATTGATAACACCTTCATTTTCGGTGATGATTTTGAGGATAACTCAATTGATACCAATAAATGGGATTATGCTGGGCGCAGTGGCACTTGGACTGAAACAGGAGGGCAACTGCACGGTAACGGCGCAGCAGGCTATATGTGGAATAAAATTGCAATACCCGCCAATTTCCGCATCAAACAGAAAGGAAAGACAAGTGATGCTTACGTGTCGATGTGGGCGCTTGGAGCTGGCTCAGGCAATCCTTACGTATCACCTTGGTGTGCAGCATACTTTACGTATCAGAATCTTTACACCCTCTATTATGATGCCACGGCTGCAAGTGAAGCCCAATCTTTCCCCCTTGACACATGGTACATTCAGGAGTTTCTAGTATATGGCAACAGTTATACCGTCAAGGGCTATGACAGCACCCATGTTCCGCTGAGCAACCCAGATTTCTCGGTAACTGCGACAAACAAACCGACAGGAAACAAAATCAGCCAGAGAACCTACTACTATCAAGACACAGAATACATCTTCGTTGCAAAGTATGTCTCCCCTGAGCCATCGCATACATCGTGGGGAAGTGAAGAGCTTCCTATCATCACGTACTACCAGTCGCTTCCCGCAACCGAAGTCTCCGCAGCCACTTTCATTCGGAACATAGGAAAATCAATAGCAGCTACAGAAAGCAGTGCGGCCTCGCTGAGTAGAGCCGCAATATTCATCAAAGCACTATCCGTCATCGAGTCAAGCGTTGCGGCCCTCACCCAAGTCCTAACAAAGACAGTTTCCCTCATCATCTCAGAGGTCAGCTCTGCCACGCTATCCGAACTCGCAACATTCTTCAGGAGCCTAAGCACTACCGAGATAAGTGCAACCTCCCTCTCGAAAATCGCCACGTTCTTCAGAACATTGCCTGCGGTTGAAAGCTCAATCACAACACTAAGCCAACTAGGCACCTATGTGAGGCCCCTCTCCGTCGCCACGGCCGCCGTCAGCAACCTGTTCTGCGTCTCAACCTTCCTGAGGGCTCTAAGCGTCGCCGAGTTCAGTGTAGCCAGTCTAGCGAAAAGAATGTTCCAATCGCTATCGGTGACAGCAATATCGGCCGCAACTCTCAGCGCCGCAAAGTTTTTCACACGAGCACTATCCGCTGTTTCAACAAGCGTCGCGGAGATTCAGAAAAGCATCACACGCACAGTCTTGCTTGCTGTGACGGAAACAGTTTCGCTTACCATGTTAAGAGGCTCCACATTCCACAGGTCCTTGGTCGCTGTTGGAACAAGTGCGGCATCATTCTTCAGAGGGTTCTTCCAGTCCCTAGCGGTTACAGAAGTCCCAATAGGTACGATCACTAAAGCAGGATTCTACTACATCACAGTGGCCGCTACCGCCATTTCCTCAGCGTCAATCGCAAAGCTCAAGACGATACTCAAAACTCTAGGCGTGACAGTCGCATCTGTCGTGACGTTGCTTGCGACCTCCTTAGTAGTACCTCTTACTCGTCTACTCAAAATAGCCCAGGAAATTCGCAGTCACCTCGTTGGAGAGGAAGGAAGAAACTTTGACGTTGAAGAAGAGAGCAGGATTGTGAAAGCATGACTTTTCTGAAAGATAAAGACGCGAAGCTTGACTACGCAGTCGATTGGACAGCTTGGCTGGGTAACGACACAATCGACACCAGCACCTGGACCGTTCCAACGGGATTGACGAAGGTTTCGGATTCCAAAACGATGAAGATCGCGACAGTTTGGCTTAGCGGAGGAACAGCAGGACAGGAGTACACTGTGACTAATCACATCAAGACCGCCGCCGGCCGGGAAGATGAACGCTCAATCATCATCCAAGTGCAGGAAAGGTAGGGTTTCGTGTCGACGCCGATTCAGACCGTTGAGAACACTGTCGCAGAGAAGCTTCGTGAGATCGAAGGGTTGAAAGTGTACGAGGTTAGGCCGCCTGGAGCTCTCCCGCTGCCTTGCGTCACATTGACCCTCATTCATACTGGCATGGATGGCGGCTTTCCCGTCTCGATGCAGCGGTTCCTTGTCAATCTGCAGGTCGACGTGTGGGCCCGCACCGAGACTGAGATGCGCCAGTTTGCAGACAAGGTCATCATGAAGCTTTTCGAGGATCGAACCAAGATGGGGTTCATCGACATTGTTCTGAAGGACGGGATGGATAAGCCGGAAGAGAAGATCTGGCGCCGCTACTTGTACTACCAGATCGAGACAACTGTGAAGAAATCCTAGTCATTCGTTGACCGTCTGGCCCCCGTGAAAGGGCACACAACTCCAAACAAAGGAGGAATTTTAGAAAATGACTGTAAGAGGATATACGCCACTCAGCCGAACCAAGTACACCAGGACCGCCCAAGTGCAAAAGGGAATCGTAGACTTCGAGTCAATCGTGACGACAAACGACACGATTCCAATCAGCGAATACGCCGCTATTTCCGGTGCCACTCTCAGGAAGAAAAGCGATAATACCGTTGTCACCTGCACCGTTGCCACGAACATCATCACCGTGACACAAGCAGCCCTGACGGATGAACCAGTGGTAGGCTCAGCTTGGGAAACCTAAGGAGGACGATGAGAAATGTCTACTCCCATCAAACCGCTACTCGCGGTCATCGTGCTGGGCACCACTGAGATCGGTCAAGGAATGACAACTGCTGCCGACGTCTCATTCAAGCTGGATGTGGATGAGCACTACGGCTTCGGTGATCTAGGAAAGCCGAAACTTGTCAAAGGCAACAAGCATCAATCCGGCAAGCTCACAAAATGTTGGATCGACAAAACCTATCTCGACCTTGTACTAGCCGGAACGCAGGTCGATGTAGTCATCTACCCTGAAGGCAAAGTCGCCGGCAAGTCCACGATCACAGTGAAGAACGCAATTCTGAACGGTCATGGCTGGAAAGGAACGCAGAACGCGGTCATGACTGAGGACGTTGACTTCATCGGCGACGAGATTCTGAGTGGAACGGCCTCGTAGATCAGCCTGCCTACGAAGCCGTCCCTGGAGTTGAGTCATCTCGAAGTTAGAGGCGGCTCTGAACTAGAAAGAAGGAGGAAAGGAAAAGTGAGTGAAAAGAAAAGCGAGGGCATGAAGCAGATAGAGAAAGAAGTGGAGCAGGAGCTACACTCTCTCGAGGAAGCCGAGAAAGCCAAGTTCAAAACGCTATCTGAAATCCTGAGCGACGATACCGGACCCAAAGAGGCGTACGTGCCTGCATTGAACTGCAAGGTCAAGTTCCACGAACTGAAGTTCGGCGACTATCCCGCCCTGGCTGAGGAGAAGGATCCGTTCAAGCTAGCTCTGAAAACTCTGATGCTTACTTGGGGTCGTGCTGACTCTTCGGTGACGGAAGAGAACCTGGCCCGCCTCGGCCTGGTGAAATGCACGCGAATTCTCGAGGCCCTCGGTTTGGGTGGGGCGAGAGGCCCTTTATCCAAACCGACGCAAACCTGATCTACTTAGCGAAAAGCATCGAAGGCCAGGCGGTCCTGGCTGTCTGTGAGACTCTAGGTAAGTGGCCTGAGGAGCTCAGGGATCGACGTCTCAAGACAGTGAGTTTTCTGGTTCATGCAATCGCAGCTAGAAACGAGATGCGTAGCAATGTCGTTCTCGATTAGCATTCTTGAAGACACAGCGACGCAAATGCTGAAATCGGTATCGGAGAATCTGCAAGCCAAAGTTCACGTGAAATTCCTTGACATCGGGCACCAGATGATTATCTACGCATCAATGATCGTAGCAGTCAGAACGGGTTATCTTAGATCAACCATCTTCTTCATCGCAGTAGAGGGGCTGACATATTCCTTTGGTGCATCTGCTGATTACGCTCTCTGGGTGGAAATCGGCACTTATCGAACTCGTGCCCAGCCGTTCATTCAACCCACGGTTGAAGTTTTCACCTCGATGTTTCTCGAGGCAGTTGTTCAAGCCGTTATGGAGGCGTGCAGAGGATGAGTACTGCAACCGGATCAGTGGTTGTTGCCATCAAAGCAGTAGACGAGGCATCGACCACTTTAGACAAAGTTCGTGCTTCACTCAATATCTTCGGCGACATTCTCGGTCAACTTGGAGGTGGATTCAGCGACCTTGGCAATGTCATCAAAGGATTCGCAGGGGGCGGCGTCATGGGTGGCGTAGCCGCCATGGTCGGGGAAACTGTCAAGGGATTGAAGGATTGTTTTGCTGCCGCCAAAGAGGGAGAAGATGCCTGGAACAGGTTATCCGGCTCGATTGAAAAATCAGGTGCAATCTGGAAAGAAGAAGAAGGTTACGTGCACCGATTCGGCCAATCCATAGCCGCACTGACGAAATACAGTGAAACCGATTTCGCCAAGTCCCTTAAGGTCTTGGTAGACTACGGCATGGATCTCAAAACCGCACTGGAATCTATGAATACTGTCACAGATCTGGCTGCTGGCAAGCAGGTCGATCTGGAAACTGCTGCAAAAGCTGTCGGTCGCGCCTTCGAGGGAAACGCAAGCCTGCTCACCAGGATGGGCGTTGAAGTCACGAAGAGCAAAGACGACTCAGTCGTATTCGCTGACGCAATGACGAAGCTGCAGGAGAAGTTTGGCGGCGCCGCGCAGAAGGATCTCGAGACCTATGCGGGAAAACAGGCGCAGGTTGCTAACGCCATGGAGAACTTGAAGGAGAAGATCGGCACCGCCCTGATCCCTGTTTTGAGTAGCTTCCAGGACATGATGGGCAACATCGTGAAAGGGGCCTCGACCCTCGTCACAGATCTTGGTGCGACCTGGAAAGCGTTCGGTGAAATTCCTGAGGTTCAGAAAATCGCGGAGAGCCTCAGTGGTGCATGGACGGATATGCAGAAAGGCATGAGTCAAGTCGCGGACGAGCTTGGCAAGACGCTGATGCCTATTTTCAAGAAGCTTTGGGCAGCCCTGGGGGATGTCTGGAAGGCTCTCAGTCCGGTTATTGACGCGTTCGGAGAGGTGTGGAAGGCCATTGTGGGCGTCGGAAAGGATGGAAAAGAAGCCTACACGGTCTTCAATCTAATCGCAGATGTTCTCAAGATCACATTGGTCCCGATGATGAAAGGATTAGTCGAAGCAATCACGCTTGCGACGCCGGTCATCAAGACTATGGCGGACGCTTTCAAGGTAGGCATTGAAACAATACTGTTCTGGATCGGCAAACTGAATGAGGCTTTTGAAACCATCAGGAAAGCGGCGCAAGGTGTGTCTGATTTCTTCACGAACCTTTGGAGCGGATTGACTGGTCAAACCAAGAAGGGTGTCTCAGAGGTAACAGATGAAGTCAAGAAAGGGACAGGTCAAATCACAAATGCCTTCGACGATTTGAAAAAGGAAATCTCAAGCGAATCAATCTGGCCCGATATGTGGAAGGACATGGTATTTCAGACCAAAGCGGGATTTGATGAGATCCTCTCTGAAACGGCAGGAGGCGTTGGCCGCTTCCAAGGAATGTTCGGGGGAGCTGCAATAGAGCTTGCGGGTACGGGGCCTGCATCCTCTCTGTCGCCAGCAGGAGTAGGGGCGCCATCGAGGACAAACGTGACAGTGTACTCGTCTGTTGGAACTTTGTCTGTTGGCAACAAGTCAGAGCTTGATGATTATCTGACGCAGTTGCATCGGAAGGTTGTTGACGCGGTTCGATCGCAGTAGTTGATGTTTCATGTCTGGTCGCGTTGATACCTATATCGCAGGAACGAAGCGCCTTCCTGTTTTCTTCAAATACACAGAAGACATCATGCTTCCTCATTCGTTCGAGCTAGAGCTTGAACCTCGCGTTGAGTATGGAGTGCTCAATGATCTTGTCGAGTTCAAGCGACTTGGAACCTCAACACTTGAGTTCACAGGCGTTATCGAGAAACGCGGACTGGTTGATTCAGAGGACGAAGCCATCAAAGTCTCTGGTCGAGACCAGGGAAGCGTCAAGCTGATGCAGTATCCTCTCGATCGAGAGACCTTCCTGGGAACTGAACCTGGACGAATCCTTGATTGTCTTATTTACAATGCGCTCTCTCAAGCCGCAGGAATGACTCAAATTGGATATCTTTTCGCTGACCAGTTTGTCGGCGATGTTGAAGGCGAGCCAGCACAGACAGGTGATTGGTTTTGGCGGCGAGGTCACTGGAAGAAAGGTGGCGGATCCTTCGAGGGATGGGATACTGCAACTCGCGACCCAGCTAATGAATTCAACAACCTGTGTTGGTTCGCTCGAAGAAACGTCGCGGCAGAGAACAAGACGAACTATGCCGTGTTCGCTCGAGTCAAACCTGTTTCTCGTGGAAGTGGCGGAGTCAGCGATACGGACATGGAAGGAACGCGAACGGGCCTCACGCTGTACGAAACCTATGACGGATCAGCTGAGGGAATTCCTGGGCAGGGCTATTCAATCTGCATGTATGCGGGCGTCTTCTTTCGAGACCCTTCAACTCATTCGCGCTGGATTGAATTGATCAAGAGTTACGGCTCATCATGGTCACGCATGGGAAACACCGATTACAACTGGGAATGGGGAAAAGAGTATCATCTCTGTTGGCAAGTGAACGGCCAAAACCTTTCTTTCCGAATCCTGAACGAGAACAAGGAGTTCAGCGTCAACAATACGGCTGAATGGACCAGCGGGCGGGCTGGAATGATGTTCGGCCTGACAAGGGCGGAATTCCGGGACTTCTATGTTCGTGATCTTGTCACCATAACGGCTTCAGGAACCGCTACGGGATACGACAAAGAGGCCGTCTGCGATGGAAGCCTGTTCTCTGCGTGGAAAGAGAACTCGGCGGGCTGGATCAAGATAAACTACTTGGCCGCAAAATCAATCGCCAGGATAGATGTCATCGCCGACATTCCAACAGCAGGAGCACCTCTCAAAATCGAGACAAGCCCCAACGACTCCACGTGGACAACTCGTTATGACAATGCGACTCACAAAGGAAATCACGTGGTCGCAACTTTCGCGGCAGCGAGCATTCAATATGTCAGGGTGACTCAGGCGTCAGGAACGCCGTATGCGATTAGAGAAATCCGCGTTTATCCAGCCCAATCAGGCCAAGTCATCACGAAGGGAACCATCGGCACCTATGGCTCTGCAATCGAGTTTCGCGCCGACTATGAGCAGCTCTACACTGCTGTTGTTCGTCTAGCTCGTCAGCTTGCTTGGAACGCCTACATAGGTCCCGACGGAACCCTCAACATGGTTTCTGAGAGAGGTAGTGACAAGTCTGGTTCAGTCGTGTTCACACGCGGAGTCGACATGTTCGGGGCCACTCGAGAACCAGACGGAACTGAGCTTGACTGGAAGGTGAAGGGACTGGGTCGAGGCGAAGGGTTAGCTCAATTGGCTGCGACAGCGACGAATGCCGCAGTGTTGGCAGCCTATCCCAATCTCGCAAAGTCGAGAGTCTACGTTGACAAAACCTTCGATGATCTAACTCTTCTTCAAACCTGGGTCAACACCATTCTGACAGCGAATTCAACACCGAGAGACAGAGTCGCGGCTGTTCTTGATGATACCTATCCAGCCGGGACCTGGCGGGCCGGTGACACTATCAAACTTGTGAATCCGATCCTTGGCCTCAACGGCAACTATCGAGTCCTGCGCGTCACCAGATACATGATCGGTGGCCTGGATTACGCTGAGATCGAAGCCTATCCTGTATCTCAGCTGAAGCTACCGGAATATCGCGATCTTGCAGACCTACTCGTTGACATAGTGAACAGGATAAAGCCTCTTGAAAGAACGCCTCAGAGTGGATGA